TTGTGATCTGCTGCCAACGGCTCGTGAGGGGCCCCATTATCAAGGTGATGTTCGGGATGTAATTGATTTCCCTTGGGATTTGATGATTGCGCATCCCCCCTGTACTGATTTGTCTGTTTCAGGTGCAAGACACTTCCCCGCCAAACGAAAGGACGGGAGGCAACAACGTAGTGTGTCATTCTTCATGATGCTTGCCAAAGCCGATATACCCCGAATAGTCATTGAAAACCCGGTTTGCATCATGTCCAGCCTTTGGAGAAAGCCGGATCAGATCATTCAACCTTGGCAGTATGGTCATGGAGAAACGAAAGGAACGTGCCTTTGGTTGAAAGATCTACCTGAACTTATTCCTACTAATGTCGTGGAGGGGAGAGAGGCCCGCATACACAACATGGCTCCCTCATCTGACAGGTGGAAGAAGAGGAGTACTACGTACCAGGGAGTAGCCGATGCGATGGCTTCTCAGTGGGGTGCCCTTGAGCTGGTATAGGCTGTGCCGGGTGTGCCGGGTCTACTGCACCCTATATAAGAAACTACTTTCTATATTAGGTTGTAGAACACCTGGCATGTCCGGCACAAAGTGAAAAGCTGTGAAGAGATTGAAGTAAATATGGGGAGGAAATCCTAGACGGGATCGCTCTTTCCTCTTCAATACTCAATCCACTCCGGGGGCCGGAGGGGGGTCGATCCAACAATGCACAGCCGAGGCGGCTGGCAGCGACCCCAGGTCCCTCCGTCCACAGACACGACCATGACCACACCACGTCAAGCACCACCATCACTTCAACATCACATCGTTGGTGCAACAGACCGACAAATCTAAACCGCCCGACCAAATAACGGTCAATCTAATCGGTAGTCTCACCGGTCGAACCCCGCTTAGTGGACCGCCCCACGGGCGAACTGGTCTTAGGTGACCGCGAGGCCAACGGTCACTGACGCTCCTTGCTTACAAAGATGCCAAAATCGGCCACCGAGGCCACAGAAACAGTGCACGGATAGCAAGGGAACGGCCTTCGGCCTGGTTATTGTTGCACTCTTTCTGCCGATTTTGTCACTTTGACGCGGGGATCGACTTCCCTCGGCTGCGGGTGACCTCCAGAAGTCGCGCCCAGGGCAGCGCTTTGTTCTTCCGGTCATCCTCGCCTCGGCTGCCGCTGCCGCCTGTGGGGCGTACTTCGTACAGGCGGCAGCACGGAGAACATAGAACAAACACAAGCCGCAAGAGCAAACACAAAGGACACGTTTATCATGTGCATAGTTAGAAACGCTCGCAAAGTGGGCAAGGACGATTGCGGTGTATACGTAGGCAGACCAAGCAAATACGGCAATCCGTTTCATATCGGGGTTGACGGCACGCGCGATGAGGTCATTGTTAAGTACAGGCAGTGGATATTGACGCAACCGGAGTTAGTAGCTGCTGCAAAGCAAGAACTTAAGGGCAAGGACCTGATTTGTTGGTGCGCACCGTTGGCATGTCACGCAGACGTGCTATTGGAAATTGCCAACTCATGAACATAGAACAGAGCACAAACACAAAGGACACGCTCACCATGACTACCAACCCCGACACTACCACAATTCTCCATCAAGAGGAGCTCGAGTGTGAGTACAACCTTCGCGTACTCGAAGCACGTCTCCACGTCTGGAGTAACGACGGTCTCACTAATTCTGAAGAACTCGAATACCTCAAGTGGGACATTGTCAACGCACGTGCCTCATATCTCCGAGCCGCTAAAAACCTCCATGACCACCTCTTGGACCACTTCTCAGATTGGACCATCTCATGAATATCATCATCGCAGGATCTCGCACCTTTACCAACTACTCCCAACTACTCCAGGTCATGGAGGGAGCCGTCAAGGCAGGCGATTTAGGTTCGCGTCCCACCATCATCTCAGGCACTGCAGCAGGTGCAGATCGCCTCGGTGAGCGTTGGGCAGAGGACCGTGGCTACGAGATTATCCGTATGCCTGCTGATTGGGACAAGCACGGGAGACGAGCAGGCTATCTTCGCAACGTAGCCATGGCAGAGATAGCAGACGCTGTTTATATCTTCTGGGATGGCTCTTCCCGTGGTTCACAGATGATGATCGACATCGCCAGAGATCGCAATTTACCTCTTCACATCACAGAAAGGACCAACTCATGACCACTGCCATACTCATCACCTTACTCATCATCACCGTAATCCTCTTTGTCGCAACACTTGCGGCAACCCTCTACGTCTGGGGGTACATAGCGTGGATCTACCACCGGTACTTCGTACCCCCACCAAGTTACTTCAGAGCCCTAAGGGCAGAACTCATCTACAGAAAAGCCTGGATGTGGCGGGATCGTGACCTAGACTCAGTAGAGGACCTCGACTGGGCTCCATATAGATCCCAAGAAGACTTCACAATCAAATCGCTCATCTACCTAAGGAGAACACGATGACCCGCGAACGACAACTCATGTCCATCCTAGCCCGCTTCATGGAGGACAATAACTGTCCTACCTACCAGGACATCCCGAACGTAAGAGAGGACGAGTACCCACTCGCGTTCCTCTCGTTATTCACCTCTAAACTGGAGATCAACGACCTAATCGACATCCTCGATGAATTCGAGAATGAAGCAGAGGCACAACTTCGTGACCTCCCGTTCCACGACCACGTTCAATGTCCTTATCAACATGAACGTCCTACTCAGCGACCACTAAGCCGCAAGGATGAGCGTCAAAGGCTCATCAGGGTAGGACGTAGAACCTTTATCCCTGAACCTCAATACAAATGGGATATCGACACTGGTGATCTCCCATCGTGGTTCTGGGCCCTCAAAGACTTCAATTGATAACCAAGCGGCCCGGGTCGAGGGAGCCGAGCCCAGGGCGGCTCGCCCCCCTCTGGCCGCGTAAATACAGTTCTAAACAGTTCTTAACAGTTCTTATCTCATTCTCAGTTTCTTGAAAGGAAACGAACCATGGCAACAGTAACGTACGCAGATACCACCCCATACCTTGGAACCAAGAAAAACGCCTTCGACTTTGGAGAACTACGAGACTGCACAGTAAGTGATGTCTCAAAGTGCGACAAGGTCTTCAACATCATTCCCGGCACTCCTGAAGACCCACGAGACAAACTCGTCATCATAATGGCACTTCACTGTGAGGACTTCTCCAAGTACGAAGGTAAACCAGGTGAATTCATGGACAAGGAAGGCAAGTTGGTGCAATTCACCGCACACCCCGTAGTATGCAAACTCCCCAACTTCACATGCACCATCGACGGTATGCCCGTCTGGGGACGAATCCAGATTCAGAAGCAGGAGAACCAACGTTCCTTCACTGACCCATCCCGTATCTGATCTCTTCTCCCCCGAGGGTAGCAGTCGAAAGATTGCTACCCTCTTTATTTGAAGTGCTGTTATCAGTAGGGCCAGGGAACCCAGGCCAGTGTTTCTTGACGAAGAGACCTCGTACGCAGACCAATGATGTACGAAGCAGCACAACTCACGAGGGTAGTAGTCGAAAGGCTGCTACCCTCATTTCATGCCAAAGACAGAGAGCAAACACAGCCGCGTCACCGGTCGCCACACCTGGCATCCGGAAGGGGCATCAATTAACGACCATGTCACGGTATCCATTTAGACGGTATCCATTTGGGCTGTTATTTGTGTTGTTATAGGCATCAATTAGTGTGTTATCTATTAAAACTTTGAAAGGATCGCACCCCATGACCACTCCCAAACCATCCTTCGCTTCACCCGTATCGACATCAATTAATCGTTTAGAAGACTTGAATAAAAGGTATCTACACCTTCTTCAAAGTTTTAAACGTAATAATGCAATCCACTTAAGGTTCCCTAACCTTAGTAAGAGAGGGAGTGTAAAAGTCTTATTTATAGCCCAGCCATCCTGGTTACCTAAGGGACAAGCAGAACTGACTCCCAACTTCCCAGAGCACTATCTTGTAAGGTTCATTAGCCACTCTGATGAAGACAATTTAGAAGAAGTTATTGAAGAGGTTAGGGGAGATAAAGACCCTGATTTCTTGGTTGCTGTCAACTTTGGGGAGTACGTTCTCCCCATGTCTCCAAGCGAGTATTGATCCCTCTAAAGGAAAGGACTCCCAATGTTCGAAGAGCACGAAACAATGCAAATAGTCACCAGTAAGGCTGATGATGCATTAGAGGCCCTTAACAATTACGCAAGAACAAAAAACATACATGAATTCCAATTGGCATTTATGCGTATCTGCGATATCCACGACCATTGCAACAAAAGGTTAATCAAACTTGACGAGATGATTGACAAGATGGCAGACGATTACCGCGAAGTACAAGAACTCGACCCCTCATCCCCCATGGCTAAGATAATGGACGCTGCTCTTTCCGTTGTCAAGGATACCAAAGCCAGGGGGAATGAGTCTAATGGGTAATTACATCATTCCAATTGCGATAATCATTGTCGCAATACTCTCAGCGTATGCATTTGGATTCGCCAAAGGCGAAGAAAGGAAATAGTTATGACCTTCACAGCAATGGGTAATTGGGGATTTAAAGTCTCCCTTGAAGAACTCCAAACCCTCCCAGAACCCTCATCACGTGGTGCTCGACACTTCCCCATCCCCCACTCAAGAATAGTGGACATAACCGCTAGAACCTTTGACATGACGGGATATGAACTCAGCAATTGGGAGTATTACCTCTCAAACGATAACCAGCGAATGCTTGCTGGTTTCGAGATTCGCCGCCCAGATCTGGATATCCCCCAGGACTGGTCCTTTACTGGAGGTATCATGTCCTCCACTAATAGCACAATAAGCGCAAAACTCCTCTTCGGATCAAATGTTGGTGTTTGTGACAATGGTTGTATATGGGCTGAATTCAGTCTTCGACATAAGCACACCACTAACGCTATCTCCAACCTTAAATACATGATCCTTGATCGAATTGCTGATATTGACGCAGATGACCTCGGCTCCCTCAACCCGCACGGAAATACATCAAACCTTCGTTCAATCGTTAACAAGATAAGCAATGAGACACAAGGCATGAAGTCCATTGTCATGGACGATGCGCAAACCCACGATTTCCTCGTCACAAGTTGTAAGAACGGAGTCCTTAAGTGGCAACATGCTCCCCTGGTCCTAGAGCAGTGGAATACACCTGCTTACGATGAATTCTCTCCTCGTACTCAATGGTCCCTCTTCAACGGGTACACACACGTTTGGAAAGAGCAGAATCAATTCGATCTGTCCCAAAAGACAAACAAACTACTCGAAACAGTACACGATTGGAATAATGAGGAGTTTGTTGGACAACAAACCTCAGAGGAGCTATACGACAATGAGTTGGAATTCTGAAGATTACTCTAACACTGTTTTAGGTGTATGGGCTCCCACTAATTTGGGTTCCTTAAAGGACTACAAATACACAAACGATCCAATAGAGATGCAAGAGATGATTTGCTCTCATCCAAAGGATCATGTCCTTGCGTATACGTCTAATGAAGCTATACGTATTCTCCATGAAAGAGAAGGAATCGTCTCCCCATTATGTAAATGGAGATCCTGGAGCGGGGGAAGTATATCCCAATCTTCCTTAACGTGTATAGATGCAGATGCAGAGCCTGAAGTTATAGCTCAATATCTCAAAGAACATAACGGTGAATCTTTCCCTGTTCGAGGAAACGGAGGACGAGACTGGCATGATGAATGGCGTAAACACGGAATTGCAAAAAACCGTGACGGTTGTATACGTTATGACCCCAAAGCAACCAAGAGTGCTCGTAAATACAACCCCGAAGTCAAACAGAAATGGAGAGAGAAAACCGGTAACTTCAATCATTATTCATTGTGTCATCTACAATCAATCTTCATTACGGCTCTTCAGAAACAAATGGGTTGTCTAATCAAACCTCGGGGTAGAAAACAATCCTCAGAAGAAATAGAAGCAGGAGTTTGTGCTCTTATAGCAGGGATCAATAGAGTTGGAGTACACCATCTATTCCCAATAGAAATTGAACTAGTAAATGGTTCATGGGAATACAAAAAGAACATAAAACGCTTTGTCATCTATGTTGATCCCCCAACATATAAAGAATTTCAAGAAGAAGGTACTCCACGTAGGAGTATTCTTGACTTCATTCGCTCAGAAGCCATACGTTGTGGTTTCATAACCGAGTCAAATGACTCAGAAAGTGTTGAAAATGCCAAACAATGACCAGGATAAGAACTTTATTGAACTAGTAAATGGTTCAAGTAATCTCATTAACTTTGATGCATCTGTTACTAAAGATGACATCATTGCCATCGCTCTCTCTGAATGGGAATCGAGACTTCGCACGGAAGTCAAAGCCTTCGACAAAGAGTATCGTGATCGAAGGATCGTAATAAAAGGCATTGAGAAGGAAATTGAAAACTTTCGAGAACGACACGAACAGACTTACAAACGCGATGAAATTGACGCAATTAAAGATTCTCTTAGTGCATTTGGATGGTGTCCCGAAATGAGAGTGACTGTGGAGTATCCAGAAGGTTCCATCACTGGTACTGTTTCCATCAGCTTCCACTCGGGGAATTACACTAGTCACTTCACCACTTATCGCCAAACATTCAACCTCAACGAAAACATAATCTTAAAGCATAAAGAAATCGCTGCCCTTCAAAACCTCCAAGAAGTGTGTTCGACTGAGTTGAATCGTCTACGAGGTGAACTCCATAATGTCAATGCTAAGGAACGAGAAGCCCGTGCTGGTCTTGCCCGTCAAGTCCTGGGTTCTTCCGAAGCAGGAGCACATCTCTTGCAGAAACTTCAAGAAAATGCCTGAATGGGCTCCAACTCCCTCAATATCTCTTACTAGTTTAAGGGGTAGAAAGGAGAAAACTTCCATGCACAAAGCTGCATCTCCGAAGGAATTAGAAGTAGCAGCAAAAGACATTTCGAGTATCGTTGAAGATCTTCGCGATATTGCTCATATTCTTAACGACAAAGAAGAACCATGTAATTGTTGTGGTTTAAATGTCAGGGAACACTTTCAACAGTATTTGTGGAAAAAGACCCTGAATCAGATTGCGAAACGTCTTAGTCAAACTTCTCAAGAGATGGTCAGTTTACCATCATAGTTTACTTTGTTTTCTCTTCCCCTCTGTCTCTCTCACCCTTCGCGGGGTGGGGGAGATTTATTTCTTATCTTTTTTTCCACATTTTGAACAACCATTATAAGGAATCAAATTGTTAAGTTGATCTCGGCGCTTCTTACATCCTTCACAAGATTTGACCTTACCCAGGGATGCTTTTTGTATAATCTTTTCAACAGTATCCCCAAGTCCTTTTGAAGGTTTAATGTTTCCTGCCTTATTAGGCTTATTAACACTTTGGAATCTACCCATGGAATTTCCTTTTAATTTAGAGCCTGAAAACTTACTTGAATATTACCAAGAAATTTATGATGAACTAATTCAAGGTGGCAAAGATTCTGAAATAACAATCCTTCCCTGTCTCGATACTCTACAAGACCACATAGTTTACGTAGTTGTTCGCGTTAAATTGAAAGAACACTTTGATGAGGCTGAATCTTTAGATGATGAACATTCTGCCTTTAGTATGTCTATTACACCCTTAGCCTTAGTTCTTCCACCCAGTTTGCCTAATATTCTGAAACCTATTTTACCTGCTTCAAGTGGCGTTGAATACACACAGGATTTTGAGGACCGCACATATGAATGGAACCCTCCTACTGAAGGCACTATGATTTTTCCAAAGGAAACAAATGAGTGATTTAACCTGGAATCTAGAAGGCATTAAAAACAACAGTGAACTCTGTTGGGAATACACCGAAGATCCCCTTTCTATTGATATAGAGGGTGAATGGAAGGAAATTAATAATGGGATGTATGTTCGTATGGCCCCTAAAACACATGCCCTTATTCAAAGTACTAAAGAAGTCCATTTAGCATCGCTAATCCAAGGGAACATAAACGAATGGAAATATCGTTTGGATCAACTCTTCGATGCTGGGGTTAGTTTTCTTTTCTGTGATGGAGATGAGGGTGAAGTTCCCCTCAGAACCCGATTTAGCGACCTCTCAACCCATCTTGGACTTAAAACCAACACTTCTGTTTGGGAAAAAGAGCGATTTGATTCATACATTAGAGAGTTACGTATGAAGAGACAACTCGGCTCCCTCGACTTAGAAACATAAAGGCCCCCCACTCAAGGAGGATAACATGGAGCCTGTTAACAAACTTAAACTGTGTAGGGATGCTAAATGTTCGCGTTGTGACCTACATGAATACGCCAACAACATATGCATTCCAACCGTCTTTGAGGAATCCCTCCCCCTACCACAGATCTTTGATTATTGGTCTGAGGAGGAATCTCTCGAAGCCACTTCCGTAATTATCTTCGTGGGACAGAACCCAGGTGTCCAGGAAGACGAGGAATGCAAGCCATTCGTAGGACGTTCCGGCCAAGTAGTAAAGAGTGCCTACATAGACGGAATCAATCTCCGTCAAAGGGCATCAATCTATCTGACGAACGGAGTCCGATGCCATACTCAAGCTAATGAGGCACCTAAACCACGCCACTATGGGAATTGTGCTACCTTCCTAAGCCGTGATATTCACGCAATCTTCCGTTCTTATGGTCCTCATGCCACCCGCATAGTCGTCACGTTGGGAGCTCCCGCAACTACCTCTTTCTACAAGAACATATTAGAAGGTCATAAGATGTCTCTTACTGAATCCTTCAACCATAATGGCAAGGTGCATGAGATGGGGCCTTACCGCTTCCACCTCTTTTCCACCTATCACCCTGCAGCCATTCTCAGAAACAACAACCTGATAAATACTGTCCATGCACACATGCAATTGGTTTCCGATTGCCTGGATGAAACTATGGCTGTCCCATCAGACCCCGAGATAGTCCCAACGAGGAGTCCAAAATGACAGACCCCAAAGTAATAAGTCTCGACATTGAGACTTATGGGGCATGTGAATACAATAGGCTTCTCCAGAAAAGACTACCCGAACAAACGGTATTCAATCCCCAACGTTCCCTTCACACAGATAATGTGGATAGGGATGATCTAATCTTAACTGTAGCTATTACCCTCCCCGAAGGAGACCTGGAATGGACAAAGAACCTAGCAACGAACCCGAAAAACTCATTGACGAAGAGTCAACAGAAGGGGAAAAAGATAAGCCGGTCAAAACCGTCTACGAACTTGTTCTCGAACGACTCCAAAACGACCCCAACTTGTCTTATGGAGACAGAACCGTCCTCCACGCACTCGCAGTCATTGGGGTGGACCTCGCAAAGAATATCCACGTACTTGCGCAATATGTCGCCACACTCAACAATGGTCTTTCAAATGCACAAGGCGGAACACCGAATGCGGCTGGGCAGATGGCTTTCACATTCCCAGGTAATAATGGGAATGAATCTACAGTTTGACCTCCAGTACCTAAGGGTATTCCCTGAATTCAAACTCAGATTAGAGAATCAACTTCTAATTGACTTATCCATCCTAAACTACCTGCACGATGAAACCCGTCCAGAGAAGAGTCTTAAATCTCTAGGCCCAATTTTAGGTACGCATACCTACAAAAAAGAAGAGACATTAAAGGATGGGCGTTTTCAAACACCAGAAGACCCTAAACTGTTAAAATATAATGCTCAAGATACCCATAACACCCTATTAGCAGTGTCCGAGTTTTCTCGCCGCATCCATAAAGACTTCCCTAAGACTTCGAAACTTTCAGACTGGTGTATCGAGTTTTACTCCGATACCATTTGGACGTGCATACGAATGTCAGAAGCCGGTATCCCGATGGACCGCAACGCTCTTATCGAATTCGAAGAGCAACTCACCTTAAAAATTACTCACAGCAGCTCACTAGCTTTACAAAAGTTCGGGGTTTTACTAGAAGGCCCTGGCTCCGGGAAGAGCAAAGCCTTTCTTCTCGATTTAACCTGCGATGTTATAGATGGACTTATCGAATGTATAACAGATTCTCAAATCATGGATCTGATGAAGCAATACGAGGAGTCCTCAGACTCTTCAAAATTGCCGCAATCACGTCAGCACTCCTCATTCTTATCCATCTCATCTATCCGTGACAACCCTCTTCTACAAGTAACCCCTAAAAAGAAAGAGCTCTCTTTTTCGGAAGAGAACCGCAACCTTCTTGTGGATAAGTTGCCCCCCACTCACCCACTTCGTGAAGTTTATACCTTGGCAAAGACACACAGTTCTTGCCAGAAGTTGATATCATCGTATTGTTTCCCCCTACTCAAACACCGACGTAATAGACCGAGTGACCGTAGCTCAGTTCTTATTCCGACGAGAGGATTAAACGATGGTATCCACCTTGCCCATCCCACCTGGTACCCAGTCCCAACCTTTACCAAAGACTCAAACGGATCGGCAGGCGGAACACTCCAAGGTAGAATCACCTGTAAAAAACCATCGGCCCAAACCTTCCCCAAAGAAATCAAGAAGACAATTAAATCCCGTTACCGAAACGGTGCCATATTGGAATTCGATCTCTCACAAATCGAATTGCGAGTTGCCGCCCTTCTCTCGGGAGATGCAGCTCTCATGGGAGCGTATCGCGACGGAGTTGATCTCCATAAACAACGAGCTTTACAAATCTTCGGGGATGGTATTGAAGATGACCCTAATTTCAATGATTACCGACAAGCTGGTAAGATGATTAACTTTGCCGACCTCTTTAGGTCAGGCCCCTCGACAATGCAAGCACAGTTACTTGCAATGACAGGACAACTTCATCCCCTAAGCTTCTTCAAGGAAGTATCCGCAAACCGAAAAAAGCATAGACCAGGACTTTGGAAATGGCAGAATTCTATTATCTCCTCCACGCGAGCAAACGGGTACTATTGTTTGCCTTTCACTGGACAGTCTCGATACTTTTTAGGAGGAGACAAGTGGGACGAAAACGAGATAGTGAACTTCCCAATCCAGACAACAGCGGGAAACACACTCCTCCGTATTCAGCACAGACTGCATCACGATTTCTTACCATCTCTAAACTCCCGTTGCCAAAACGCCGTGATGTTCCTGAATATCTACGACGCCCTGTACATCGACTGCCAAAAGGATCAGATAGAAAATTTGATAGAGTCCGTCTCCACCGCGATCAGTTTGGAGGAGACGACGGGATATTGGTCTCAACTCCAAAATCTTCATGAGAGAAAGATTCCTCTTGAGTGGGAGGTTGAAATTAACCACCATTAAACCTACCATCAATCTATGAACCCACATCATCCATCAGTACATCAAAGACAACAAGCGGTAAGGGAGTACCTGAAAGAAGGTTTCCCCATTGCAATAACCGCAAAGCAAACAGGACTTTCTAGGAAGAGAGTTTACGATATTGCTAATAGGGATAACCTTCCTTTTAACCGTCCGGTATCCTCCAATAGCAATACAGAGAAAGCCATCATCGAAATGAAATTCGCAGGCTTTTCTACTAGAGTAATCGGAGGGGTTTACCGGATGGCGATACCATTTGTTGATGCCGTCTTAGATAGAGCAAAAACTCGAATCATCAAAGATCAACATCCGCAATGCCCCGATGAAGCGTGATTGGGTAATTATCCAAGACACTCGGGAGAAGAAGCCTCTCCTTTTCCCCAAGACCCTGGCAATGTGGGATCCTAGCACCCCTGCAGAGAGGCCACGGACTACCCGCATAAATCTACACGTTCTCAGGGAGAAGCTCGACACTGCTGACTATGCCCTTCAAGGCCATGAGTCTAACACCCTAATTGAGCGTAAAGGTAGCCTTAGGGAAATCACCAAAAACTGCTTCCATTACAAGGACAGGCAAAGATTCCTGGATTGCATCAAAAGATTGCGAGATTCTTGTGATAACCCTATACTATTAATGGAGGGTACCCCGGCCCTGATGTTTAAACCCTCTAAGGAAGTTCCTAAACCTTACTTTTCAGTAGACGCATTACTCCGTATACTTATGGAGTACAAAATTGGATTCTGGTTCATACCTTCTGCTACAATAGCTAATCGACGGGCCGCTGGAGAATGGACTGCTAGGGCCCTCATCAACGGAGTTCTCTAATGGCAATCCTTTCTGATTTTAACAAGGCTTATCACACCGGAGATCCACTCTACGGATCAGGTGCAACAGCCGTAGGCAGCACGGTCTTCGTCTTGAACACCGACGCCAAGACCGCAACAACTTCATGGGACGACCCCTACATTCAAGTGGGGGGTACACCCGGTCAGGAAGGCAACATCCGACCCGTTATTGTCCCTTCCTTTGGGCTTCACCTAGAACTTAACGTTTGCTGGAGAGGAAGCGCACCCGCTGAAGATACTCCAGTCATCGCCCTCTATGGTTTAGTTCCATACTCAGGTTCAACACAAAATCGGTTGTGGCCTTGTGACCAAGATGCAGTTTTGTGTGGCTCATCTGATGGAGCATCCACTGCTAATACAACAGACTTCTGGGTCCCATTGGTAAATTACGATATTGAAGAGGTCCAATCAGACCCTGAAGCTGTGGACTCAAGTAACCTAGTTGCTCTTATGTCTTCTGGTGTAGTAGCACTAGACTCAGGAGACGGTACTCCGGGACTTAAGTTAGGTGTACCACGTCGTATTTATCTTGGTGGTGTCACTAAGGTAATTTGTACAATCGAGACAGCGGCAGCAAATGCTTCTGCTGCCGTAATTATTGGTCGCTTCATAGGTTGACCGGGAAAAAATAAAATGGCTTACGAAAAGAAAAAGAAGAAGACTAAGAAGGCTGGCGGAACAGGTTCAGTAAAAAGAAAGCCCCGAGCCGTGGCTATGAGGGGTAAACAAGTAGGTGGTTCAACATACAAAAGAACACAGGGCGGTGGTCGATAGAAGAGAGGCAGTAATCTCTCATGGTGAATAACAATGTCAGTAAACATAAACGCAGCGGGATATCACGAAACAAAGAAACGGGCTGAACGTAAGGCAAGACGGGCTGAACGTAAGAAAAAATTCGAGTCTAAACGTAGTACTAGGAGGAAGAGACAAGTTCATTCAGACTCAGATCCTTCGGTTCCTCCACATCTCAGAGATCTCCCTCACCCTGAACGGGAAGATGTCCAAGGAGATACCCGGGAAGACATCCAAGAAGATACAGGGGAGTCTAGGGAGGCCAGGAAGTCTAGAATGAAGCCCTTGCTTCCTTCACTTCCTCCAAACTCAGATCCTTATTCTAAGTATTTACACCGTCGACAAAAAAACAAGATGACGGAACAGCAACGAACTTCGAATCCTATTAAGGATTTTGCTGACAAAATGAACGATCAGATTTGGGAAGAAATAGGGCCTGATATACAAAGAGACTGGAATGCTCCTGGTGGTGCTAAAAGTATGCTTGGAGATATTCCATCAATGCTTGCTAGTGCTAGAGCTAGTACTAAAGCTAAAGGTACTTCAAGTCAAAGTAGAACAGGAAGAAAACGAGCATTAGCACTTTCGAGTAGATCTAAACAATTTAAATCCAAACAAGAACACAAATTTCGACGGAATGCTAGAAATAAAAGACAACCCACTATAACTAGGGGTCCTAAAATTAATTACGAATCCGCGATGGATGAAATGTTGTCGAGTTTGTTTTGATGAATTCAGGTTGGGATCAACATAGAATTTCAATCCTCCACCGCTTGGAAAAGATGGATGCCAAGCTGGATAAGATTGATAACGAGCTCCGCACAATTCAACGTGAGCTCGCCTTTAGTCGTGGTCGCACCTACACAATCAGCGCATTTATCGCAGCAGTAATCTCAATCTTTACCGCCTTCGGTAATAACCTCTGGAGTTGATTCATGGGGATTAATCCCAACGATGCAAATAGATTTCCGTCTCCGGGTAATTGGTTGGCCGAGATTCTCGCAATAATCAAAGCCGACGAAAACTTCTCTCCCTCGGGACAAATCATCAACGAAGCAAAGAAGCCTTCGTTGTTTATGTCCAACCAATTTAAATACGGGCCGGGGCAGACACGTCAATTAATTGACATTATCAAAGACCCCCGGGCTAGTACGTATAAGGGTCCCTTGATGGATATACTCCTCAACGACCTAAAGAAACTAAAGAAGTATAAGCCAGGTCCTGAGCGCAAATATATGCGTAACGCAGTCATTCAAGATTTTAGGATTGCAGAACTAAATAGTGGCTCAGGTGATATTGATTCTCTCATGAGGAACATGAAAAAAACCGGCAAGCAACAAGCTAAGTACGGGGGGAAGTTCGTTGATTCAATGAAGAAACTCAGTAAGTCTCGTTCCTTACTGGGACTCGGAGCACTCGCTGGTATTGGCATTATGGCAATGGGAAGCATTGGTAATGAAGCATGAGATGGTTAGGAAACATGAGACTTCAAATTGTTATGAGATGGAGTCCTATCCTCCTAGCCCTCCTGGCAGGATGCGCAAGCAACCCTTTCATTAAGACCCCCGTCACCCCCTCACTCCCGTCTCCACTGACAGATGCATCCTTGGATGATCTCTCTGTGTTGACGTGGGTGGGAGGGCTTTGTATCCTTTTCGGCACCATTGCTATGGTGATACCCATCCTCTCCACATTCAAGGGAGGAACTGCCATAGTCATTGGTGTTCTTTTGATACTTCTTAACATTGCTGTAAAGGAATATCTGGATTGGATCTATGTGCCTATCATCATCGGGGCAGCAGCCATTACGTTATCGGTTGCGTATAAAACGGTGAAGAGAATTCTCTCTAGGAGAAAACGATGTCAGCATTCTTCGGAACCCTATGGTTCACTATTTTGGTGGCAACCGCCGGGATCTGCGCAGGAGCTTGGCTCCGACCGTGGTTCGCAAAGCTCTTCAAGTCCTCAAACTAATTCCTTAAAGGAGGAAAACGATGCCACCGAAGACACAAGGGATACCAATTCCTAAAGGGAGAGGGAAGTCCGCTAAAGAATGGCTCGAAGCCTATGGTTTCATGCCGCGTACTCCTGCCATCCGTAGTTCTGACTATGAGATGTGTCTCCATTGCCCCTTCCAATACTACCTGTCCCGTAGATTAGGGTTGGTTCCCTGTCTTCGGTGGTCATCCGCTTTATCTAGGGGTTCTTGGTTTCATTCTAGAGCAGAACTTATGGATGAAGCACCTGAAGTTGCTCTCCAACAAATGGGTTCTTTACTGAAAGAAAGAAATGAAGAACTTTTAGAGATTTGCAACAATCGTGGGATAGTTGGTGAAGAGCGTAGTTCAATTATCCAACGTGAAGAGAGGGATATGCTCACAGCGACCTCTTGGTTTGAAGCAGCATCAACCTTTAAAATACCAGGCAAAGATAAAACGTTTATCGAATACTTAAACGCTAACCATTTTCGTATTCTCGACCACGAAGTTCTTGCCAAGTACGAACACCCAGACTTTGGAACACTCATAGCCCAATACGATTTACTTCTTTATCACGAGAAGCAAGACAAAGTATTCATCGTAGATTTTAAAACCTGCAGTGAATCCCCCATACTTCGACTAAGCACCTGCCCAATTGAGTTTCAAACCCAACACTACCTACAAATAGCCAAGTACCTACTTGATAGTCAAGTGATGAATAAGAAGTATGACCTGCTTGACACCACAGGAGTGGGGGGAATGCTGCACATTGCAGTGAAGAAACCTACGATCTCCTTCGGGCAAAGAGATAGAGACTTCGAAGTTACCGAACACACCCTTACCCGTGGTCCTCGAAAAGGACAGACCGAAATTAGAAGGAAATATCTTGGAGAACCACGCTTCGAGAACTACTTAAGGAGGGTCAAGAGTTGGTATCATGCGACAGATGAATACGAGGACGAAGCACCCCTCAGGGTAAGCGACCCCCCCGTAAACATCTCAACTACATACGGTTCTATAACTAAGGATCAATCGTGGGTACACGAATACCATTCTCGCCTCAACCTCATCAGGCATTACTGTTCGGTCTTTCCTGCTCCAGGGAACTTCCCTTCATCAGCCGGTTACATCAGATCCTTTTCTAAGCTCTCTCCCTTTGCACCTTTCTACCTCACTCCCGTTACCGAATGGCCTAGTGTCCTCCAAAGAGAAGGATTCATATTCGAGGATAGAGATGAAGTGGCAAGAAGTCTTGAGGAGAACGAGATCACAACAATCAACTGAGGGTTTAACGTTCCGTTGGTCCCTCCAAGCGGCCCCCGTCTTCTTGCGAGGGGCCGCTTTCCGGTCCCAAAGGAGACGTTATGTACTTTGAAGATGAATACATCGAGATAGTTAGAGATAAGCTCATGAGCTTTCTGTCCCTTCACCAAGGAATGTTTGCTAGTAAGGAAGAAATGCTTAAGGAGTTTAATAAATTCGAGGCTCTCACTGTAACTGCAAAGACATTTAAGAAATGGCTAGATTTCTGCGGGTTTGTGGTCACCGATTGTATCGTGGTAACACCCCGCAAAGAAAACACGCAGAGTGTTCAACCCCCCACTCATCCAGAGGATACGGATGAGCCCCTTTTCGATAACGAATTATAGAAAGGAACAACAATGGCTGAAATACATCAGGAGCTGGCGGTTGGAAAGACCGTTCAGTCTCGTTACTCAGGACTAGGATTCAGTGGAGGAGCAATGGTCTCTCCGCCTGGACGACTCTTCGGTCTCATTGTTGGGATGCCAGGAGTAGGGAAATCTTGTTTCCTTCAATCGCATGATGACGCCTTCATCATCAACAGCGATCTTTCAAGTACTACCAACAGTAAACCCCTTGCCATTATGTGGCCTGCCATGGGACCAGAAGGTATTCCTATTGAGCCCACTTCAAGTGGTCATCAAAACTGTCTTCTTACGTGGAAGAAAATCCTCGAGAAGAAGAAAGCACTCATCGAAATGAGTGAAAAGAATATGGATAGGCCCGAGACAATCGTCATCGACTCTCTTGGTTCCGCCCTAGCTCTTGTCCGTAAGTATGTAACAGAGAAAGCGGGTAAGCAGGAGTGGAAAGAACTTGATGGGCGAAGGGCATGGGATGACGTGTACGAAGAACTAGTCCGATTTGCTGTGGACATTAGAGCAGCAGGTTATGGCTTCTATTACGTATGCCACCTTGTCAATGCCAAGATCCCTCTAGGCGATGACCGATACACAATCAGACCCGAACTCACCATCACCGATTCCTTCTACAAAAGACTATTCCCCCTCTTTGAACTCGTCGCAGCTTTCGAAACTGAGTATGGACAAGAGACAAAGATGGTTCCCCGAAAGAATAAAGATGGAAGTGACGGACCCAAACGACCAGTCGTAACCAAGTACAAAAAACATTTCATGACAGTAAATGATGAATCTCTCAGTGGTATTACAAAATGTCGGGTAGCGTTACCCGACCGTATTGAACTTCCTCAAGAAGGTGCATGGAACGCCTTTGAGGATATCTATCAAACTGCACAGTAGGAGTACTAGAAAATGCAGAATCAGACCAAGGCTATCTTCGCATCTCTCCAAGACGAGTTCCAAACCGCTAATGCGGATCAGGGTCTCGGGTCTCTTGGTGAGTGGCCCGCTCAAGGCTAGCATAACTGCTACGTCCTTGATGTTACTATGACTAGTGATGCTAAGTTCAAGGAAGCTCAGGCTGGTGGAGGCCAAGAGCATCCCGCCGTCAGTGTCCAGTTCCGTTATCAGTTGATGGAAGACCCAGACAGGACCGAGGCTCTGACCTTCAAGGGTGCCCCCATCACGATCCCTCAAGACCTCAGTGCCATCCAACAGGAGGGCTCGAAGACACGGGCTCGTATTGAGCTCCAACGTCTTAAGGGTCACTTGAAAACCCTCCTGGGTAGTGAACCTGCAGACATGACTTCAGCAATGGAACAGGTAGATTCTCTTCTTAATGGAGAGACATCGGTTGCAGCAGTTGTTCGATGCGTCTACACTACCAGAGGTACCCGCACTTACCGGTCTGAATATATTCAGTCCCTTCTTTGCGGTTGAATAAGTCCCCCCACTCGTGGCCCCCTCCTTCCTTCCCGGTTGCGAGGGGGCCCTCTTATCCCCCCTCACCCCTCTACGCGCCTCCATGCCAAGGGGTTTCCTAGCATCTACAAAGTTGGCTTTGTCATAATTTTCAACACCGACTTCCGTTGGCGCATCTTCGGAAGTCTCTTGTTTATTGCCGTGACGGAATCTTTGAGGGGGGGTAACAGGGCTCCCTTAGCTCAGTTGGATAGAGCAGCGGACTTCTAATCCGCAGGTCACACGTTCGAATCGTGTAGGGAGTGTTGGGCCACGTAGCCCAATGGCAGAGGCAGTGGACTTAAAATCCATACAGTGTGGGTTCGAATCCCACCGTGGCTATTGGTAGA